AGGCAAGGCACTAAAAAGCTTTATCTGGGTCGTAATGAAAAGGGATAACCCCAAGTTTACGATCGAGGAAGCAAGCAAGTTTACACTTAGCCAGGCATTAGCTTTGGTCGAGGGTGATGAAGCAAAAAAAGAATAAGGAAGCACGCAGCTCAGAGAATGGCTAGGTTTTGCCAGGCGTTCAACATTAGCCCTTCAGAGTATAAAGCTCTGACAATGACAGAGTTCGCAGCCTTCCTAACAGTTTTGGAAGATGGTATTGATCGATGAGCTTAGTACTCAATGTTGAAATCCTTGGTGAGTTCAAAAAGCTAACGGCTGCCACGCAAGGAGCTAACAAGCAACTCTCAGGAATGCAGTCGGCTGCGAAGAAGATTAGCTCTGGTATCGGAAAAGCTTTTGCAACCATCGGTGTTGGTCTATCTTTTGCATTTATAGCTAGGGAGCTTGAGCAAGCATCTAAGGCTGCTGTTGAGGATACTAAAAGCCAGGGCCTCTTAGCCACAGCCCTAAAGAATACAACCGGCGCAAACAACGCTCAGATTAGCTCTGTTGAAAAGGCCATCTCTAAGATGTCAATTCAAGCAGCGGTAGCTGATGACACCTTAAGGCCAGCCTTTGCACAGCTTGCTCGAGCAACTGGGGACGTAGAGAAATCTACAAAGCTAATGAGCCTGGCGCTCGATGTCTCAGCTGGAACTGGTAAGAGCCTGGATGTTGTTGTCAAGGCGCTATCTCGCGCAGTTGGGCCGGATGGAACTACCGGAGCTCTTGAAAGACTTGCACCGGCCATTAAGGGAGCCAGCGACCCACTAGCAGAGCTCGAGCGCCTATTTGCAGGAAGCGCCGAAAAGGCAGCCAACCTAGATCCTTACCAAAGGCTAAACGTCGCATTAGGCGAAATCTCAGAGTCACTTGGAACTCTTATCGTTCCTTTGGTCGAAGCTTTTGCAGTTGCAATAGTCGATATACTTCCAAAGGTTCAAAACTTCTTTAGTGTTCTAAATCAAGCACTTAACAGCCCAGCGGTACAAAAAGCTTTTGAATCTCTAAACAAATCTTTTGGAAGCCTTGGCGCATCCCTTGGTAAATTGTTTGGCATTACTGCAGGCCCAGAGGCTCAAGGGTTTGTTGCTTTCTTCGTTGTTGTATCGGGCTTACTTGAGGGAATCGTAAAAACCGTAGATCTAATGGTTCAAGGCTTTAAGAACGCATTCCCAGTCTTTAGAATCTTCTCTGACTTGGTAAACACAATCTCTACTGGTTTAGTTTCAATCTCTGGCTACACCCCACCGGCAACTCCAACCTTGACTTCTATCCCTAGCTTTACTGGAGCACCTGGTCAAAACGCAGGTTCAAAGAACGTCACAATTAACATAAATAAGGGCAACGTTACAGCCAAGGAAATTGCCAATGCTGTAAACAAGGGAACTAAGAGCACAGGAGCTCCTTCAATTTCGGGAACGGCACTTAGACCGCGATGATTCCAAACTTTAACATCGAGACAAACCTTTTAGTCGAGTTCTTACTTCCCGACGAAGACGGCAACAGCTTTATCCTAGGCATTAGCCTTTTGGGTGGAGATGATGTTTTAGGTGGCTACGGTGAGTTTGTAATCAACGAATCGCTTATCGGTGGCGAGGATGTTTTGGCTCCAAGCTCCGGGCTAAAGTGGCAGCAGGTTGGATGCGAAACTTCTCAGGTGGGGCTAAGCCTTGGAGGCAGCATCGCAGACGCAATTTACTTCCAGCCAGAGCCGGCAACAGCTAATCTCATTCTTCAAAGCTTTGACTTAGACCCAACGGTAAACCAGAACATTAGGGCCAATACAAAGATTAGAGTAAGGCTTGATTCTGAAGAACTAGATCGAGTTCTTTTCGTCGGCTATATCGACACCATCGACGTCACTTACTTCCCACAGGGCCCAAACCTTATTCGCATTAGAGCTTTTGACATCTACAAATCAATCGTAAACCTCCGTATTGATGATTGGGATACAACAGGTCTACCAGGAGGAACTTACGCAACTGTCGATGAGGTCTTTGACCTTCTGGCAATCAAGACCGGAACTTCTTTGGCTAGCCAATCTCTCCCAGTCGAAGGCAAGATTCCTTCTGTTGCACTAACTAATGTTTTAGTTCCAGACATAATTAACGACGCAATTTCTGTGGGGCTGGCTGTTGTTTGGATAGACCAAGACACAGAACAACTCACCGTAATTCCTCGACCACAAGAAGAAGCTGGAACGGCAACGACTTACATTATTGGCAACGACCATTCCCTAAGCCCTTATCACCTTTGCTTATCAGAGATTGTTGTGAGCTCGGACGCTGATGCTGTTTACAACTCTCTCAAAGTATCTTTGACTTCTGATCCTGAAACCTTTGTAATCATAAGAGACCAGGACTCAATAGATCTCTACGGAGAATCTGCCATCGACGTGGCAATCAATACAACCGATTCGACCGAACTAAGCCGTTGGGCTACTGCCGTTTACGAGCAAGCGCCTACAAAGTTAGTTAGTCAAGTCAGCACTCCGGCCAAAGACAGGCTCGGAAACCTAACAGAAGCAGCGGTGTTTACACCGGGAACTCTGGTTGGGGTCAGTTATACTAAGGATCAGCTCAATATTGTGGGATACTACACTATCATCAAGGTAAACCACGACATCGATGTAGACAACTGGTTCACAACTCTCGAACTATGGAAAGCAGCTTAAATGGCATTCAAAGTCTTCTCTAACGGAAGCACACTCCCAGCTTCAGATTTAAACGATTACCTAATGAGGCAGTCGGTTATGGTCTTCTCAAACTCAACAGCTCGCGCTTCAGCTATCACTACCCCGAATGAGGGAATGCTTACCTGGCTCGAGGATGTCAATCGGTTCCAGTATTATTCAGGCACAGCTTGGGTAGATCTAGGCGATGAGCCTTCTGGCTGGTCTGACAAGTCTGCCAACTATTCAGTAGTTGCAGCTGACCTTGGGACTACTATCCGCTCGACCGGATCAGCTATCACAATTACAATCGACAACGTGCTAACACAGCAGGGCGATCGTATCGACTTTATCCAGGCAGGTGCCGGGCAGATTACATTCGCTGCTGGAGCTGGAGTGACGCTATCTTCAGCAGACGCCAAAGTAAAGACTGCTAAGCAATATGCAGGAGCTTCAGTTGTATTCGGTGGCTCAGGGGTTTACTACTTGATTGGAAACCTAGGCTAAATAAAATGCTTATACCTTTAGGAATACTTGCAGGATCTGGTGGAGGCGCAGCCGTAGCCGTCGAGTATTTGGTAATTGCCGGAGGTGCTGGTGGAGGACAAACCTTCGCTGGTGCTGGAGGTGGAGCTGGTGGATACCGATGTTCAGTATCGGGCGAATCCTCTGGAGCTAACTCTGCAGCCGAAACTCCTCTTAGTTTAGATTTAGGAACAAATTACACAGTCACAGTCGGAGCAGGTGGAGCATCAGCAACTTCTGGGGTTAACTCAACTTTTGCCACGGCAACAAGCACAGGTGGAGGTCGAGGCGGTGAGGTTGGAGTTGCAGCGTCTACTGGTGGTTCTGGTGGTGGAGGAAGCTATAACGGTGGAGCTCAACCCGGAGGAGCTGGAACTGCTAATCAGGGTCTAGCCGGTGGAAGCGGTTTCCTTGCATCTGGGAACGTCCCCGCAGGTGGTGGAGGTGGAGCTACAGCTGTTGGTAACAACGCAGTCAGCTCAGTCGGTGGCAATGGAGGTAACGGACTTACTTCATCAATAACAGGGTCAGGGGTTGTTAGAGCTGGTGGTGGTGGTGGCTCTGCCTACGTGGGTGGCGGAAGTCCTGTTGCTGGAACCGGTGGTTCAGGCGGAGGTGGAGCTGGAAGCACATCGACTGGTTCAGTCGGAGCTGTAGGAGTTGCTGGAACTGCTAATACCGGTGGAGGTGGAGGCGGTAGCGCCAACGCAGCTACAGGTGGAGCTGGTGGTTCCGGAATTGTTATTCTTAGATACCCTTCAGCTTTTACAATCACAATCGGCGCAGGTCTAACTGGATCTACTTCAACAGTTGGCGCAAACAAAGTCACATCAATAACAGCCGGTAGCGGAAACGTGAGTTGGGCATAATGGCACACTACGCATTCCTGGATGAAAACAACATTGTTACCGAAGTCATTGTCGGAATCGATGAAACCGAACTAATTGAAGGCTTAGATCCTGAGACTTGGTATGGAAACTTTAGGGGTCAGGTTTGTAAGCGCACTAGCTACAACAGCAAAATTAGAAAAAACTATGCCGGCATTGGCTATAGCTATGACGAATCATTAGATTCTTTTGTTGCGCCTCAGCCATTCGCTTCTTGGAAACTAGATAAAAGGAACTCTCAATGGAAGGCTCCAGTAGCTTATCCAACCGACGGCTTTACCTACCTTTGGAACGAAGAGCTAACAACCTGGGAGCTGGCAGACTTCTCAAAAGTTGAGAAGTAATGGCGGAAGAAACATCGGGTGTAAAGATTACCCAAAACGCAATCTACGCAAAGCAGCTCGAGCACGGAGAAACCCTAATCAAGATTCTGCAAAAGCTAGATCACCTGGATGACGTGCCTGACAGAATTAGAGAAGTGGAATTGACCTTGGCACGTTTAGCCTGGATTGAAAAGATTGCCTATACCGGACTGAGCGCAGCCTTGGTAGCAATAATTGGTCTAATAATTAGCATGATAGGAATGTAATGAGCGAGCCAAATAACTTTACGATTGACGCCGGTGCAAGGCTAGTCAAAAACTTTGTTTACGAGAATCCAAATGGAACTGTTGTAAACCTTACGGGATACACAGCAACAGCCCAAATTAGAAAATCAACCTTTGGGCCTTTGATAACCTCTGCAACTCCAACCATTAACTCTTCGACTTATGTGATTACGCTGACCCTTACACCAGAGCAAACAATTCTTCTTCGAGACTCAAATTATGTTTACGCTATTCAGGTCTCTAATGCTTCAACTGGCGATGTAAAGATTGCAGCTCATGGAGCCCTCACGATAAACCAGGCGATTGTAAGATAGTGATCTGGCCTTACAAGAAACCCCTTCCTACAATTACCTACGACTTTGGATGGCGAATACATCCAATTTTGGGCTACAGGAAGCACCATAACGGCACAGATTACGCTTCGGCAATTGGTCGTAAGTTATTCGCTGTAGCTGATGGCAAGGTGACTTACGCTGGGCCTAGCAGTCTAAAGTTTAAGAATGGCGAACCAGCTGGCGGTGGCTACATCGTCAGGATTCAATTCAAGGATGCTGGAAAGTTTTACACAGCAACTTATATGCATCTCCGCAAGGGATCTATAGCCGTAATCAAAGGCCAGAAGATTAGCCAGGGGGACTTGGTTGCAGAATCAGGCAACACCGGAGAATCCACTGGGCCTCACCTTCACTTCGAGATTCAGTCCGGTCGCTTCTATGTCTGGAACGCAAACGGCAAGGGCTATCTAGATCCAGTTCCATTTATCAAAGCAAGATTGGACAAATAATGAAACCAGAAACTTGGGCGCATTTACGCAAGGCTCTATGGAGCTACCTTCGAGCTGCCTTGGCAGCAGTTGGAGCATTAGTTTTAGCTGGCATCGAAGACCCTGGAACAATAACAGCTTCAGCTCTTATCGCTGGAATCCTTGGCCCATTGGTTAGATCACTAGACCCTAACGATGACGCATTTGGAATCGGCGCATCGGTCCAAGAAGCTTATGAAACTGCAAAAGAAGACCAGCCTCAGCCATAATGTCACACCCGGTCAATAGGATCGGGCCATGGAAATCACACAGAAAATTGAAGCTTTAGGCTTCGGCAGGTATCTGGGGACCTTTGACCACCAGTCAGCTGAATGGCACGCTGCTCGCGAAGGCATTGGCGGTTCAGACATCGGTTCAGTAATGAACAAGAACCCCTGGAAGTCTGCCTATCGGCTTTGGGCCGAGAAGACCGGCCAACTTAGCGATGAGATTGAACCATCGATGCCGATGAAACTTGGCACAGCTTTTGAAGGTCCTATTCGCAATTTATTCGGAGAGCAAAACGAAGGCTGGCTAACAGTCCATGAAACCGGTACCTGGCAGAGCGTTGCTAACCCAATTCTAAAAGCTAACCCGGATGGCATTATTGAATGGGCCGATGGCAAGCTCGGAGTTCTTGAGATCAAGTTCACCCGGCAATACTGGGATGAGCTGCCCGAGCACTATAACCTTCAAGTTCAACATTACCTTCAAGTTCTAGGTCTAGAGCGCGGAATCGTCGTAGCGGTCGCAGGAGGCGAATGGAAGGAGTTTGAGGTCGTTTGGGATGATTCCCTTCAGAAGGACATAAAAGAGGCTGTACGAGCCTTCTATGGCTTTATAACCTCAAACAAGGCTCCAGACTATGACGGCAGCGACTCTACTTACGAGGCTGTCAGAGAGTTATCAGAAGGCTTGCAAGAAGGCGAAATCGAACTTGGATCGCTTTGGTCTAACTTGACTGCCACAAAGACTCAGGCTGAATACTGGGACAACGCGCTCAAAGCTCAGAAGTCCGCAGTCCTAGCGTTTATGAACGGAATCAAGTATGGTCTCTACCAGGGCGAAAAGGTAATTGCACTTCAAGCTCGAAACGCAAAACCATTTATCACATTCAA